CTATCTTGGAATCGGGTTTACGGCACTCAACATTGTCAGCACAGATGCCATCGGAAAGCAGTTCCGTTGTGTCAAATGCAACAAACGGAATCGAACCACCGCGTGATTACTTGTCCATTAAAAAATCTAAAAAAGGACCACTTAAACAAATAGTCCCATCCTATGGAAGTCTTAAAAACAATTATACACTCCTCTGGGATATGCCTGGGAATACTGGTTATATTAATGTTGTTGCTGTTATGCAAAAGTTCTTTGATCAAGCGATTTCTGGAAACTGGTCCTATAATCCGGAGCATTACCCGGACGCTGAAGTTCCTGTTAGCGTAATGGCACAAGATCTTCTGACCACCTATAAGTATGGATGGAAGACTTCATATTATCAGAACACTCATGATATGAAGACTGATGAAGTTCAGGAACCTGCTCACCCAATGGGATGGCATGATAATGTAGAAGAAGGTGGATCAAAATTAGATAGTTTACTTTGTGAATTGGAAAATGTTAATGAAGGGGAGTGTGAGTCCTGTGCAATCTGATATTAAAGGAATGACTGTCTTCAATACTGAAGATGTGGATACCAAGAAGCAACCAATGTTTTTTGGAAAACCACTTGGTGTACAGAGATATGATACGTATAAGTATCCTGCATTTGAGAATCTAACAAAGCAACAACTGGGATATTTCTGGAGACCTGAAGAAGTTTCTCTGCAGAAAGATCGTGGAGATTATCATACACTCCGCCCAGAACAAAAGCATATCTATACTTCTAACCTGAAGTATCAGATTATGTTGGATAGTGTGCAAGGAAGAGGACCAGCAATGGCATTCCTTCCTTACTGTTCTTTACCTGAACTGGAAGCATGTATTGAAGTGTGGGGATTTATGGAGATGATCCATAGTCGTTCCTATACCTATATCATCAAGAATGTGTATTCAGATCCATCTGAGGTCTTTGATACTATTCTTTCTGATGAGCGTATTCTAGAACGTGCTTCTAGCGTTACAGGATCATATGATGACTTCATTGATCATGCTCAGCAATGGGGAACTGGTAATATGTGGAAACCTGATATGAAGGATTCTCCAACATCGGAGTGGGAAATAAAAGAAGTAAAGCGTAAACTTTATAGAGCAATTGCTAATGTTAATATCTTGGAAGGAATTAGGTTCTATGTTAGCTTTGCTTGTTCTTTTGCTTTTGGGGAGCTCAAGTTTATGGAAGGAAGTGCAAAAATTATTTCCCTCATTGCAAGAGACGAAAACCAGCATCTTGTTCTTACACAAACAATTTTAAACAATTGGCGTAAGGGTGATGATCCTGAGATGAAGCAGATTATGAAAGAAGAGCAGGAATGGACATATAAGATGTTTGACCGCGCTGTCAATGAAGAGAAGCGTTGGGCAGATTATCTCTTTAAGGATGGTAGTATGATTGGTTTGAATGATAAACTTCTTCAGCAATATGTTGAGTGGATTGCTAATAGAAGGTTGAAAGCAATTGGATTGAATCCTACATATGATATTCCTGCAGCCCACAATCCATTACCCTGGACACAACATTGGTTGTCTTCCAAGGGACTACAAGTTGCACCACAGGAGACTGAGGTGGAGTCTTATGTAGTTGGTGGTATTAAACAGGATGTTAAGAAGGATACTTTCTCAGACTTTAAACTTTAATATCCAAATTCTTCTACAGCATCAAGGACTTTGTTTAAGTATTCGTCTGCTCCACGGCATTCTTGTTCAGATAGTTCGTGACGTTCACACCTATCATATAATTCATTTTTGAGCTTAAATGCTCTTGCTTGCATATCTACTTTATTTAATTGACCGCTACTCATGGCCTGAGTTCCACGCTGTTTAAGTATTTATACACGATACAACACCTATTAACTATTGTGTCTATTTCTAAATAAAGACATGAATGTGTGGTAGGCTATGCCTGTTGACTATGAAAATCCCTGGAATTATAATGGCAAAGTTTTTAACTCTGCTGATATTCATGACTACTTTGGTTTTGTTTATAACATTACCAATCTCAAGAACCAACGACAATACGTTGGGAGAAAGTATTTTTGGCAGTTTAGAACACCAAAAGGAAAAAAACGAAAAGTAAAATCCGAATCTGATTGGAAGAAGTATTATGGATCATGTCCAGAACTTAGGGAAGATGTTGATAAAATTGGTAAAGAAAATTTCCAAAGAAAAATACTTTCCCTCCATAAAACAAAAGGTAAAACAAATTTTGAAGAGACCAGACAACTCTTCTACAACAATGTCCTCACAGAGTCACTTGACGACGGAACCCCCTTGTACTACAATAGCAACATCCTCTCAAGGTACTTCCGAAAAGATTATTATGGAAACACAGACTGAAGATATTGTCTCAGGTATTCGTGAATGGGCATTGGAAAGGATTGATAATACAAATCATGAATATGCACGGGCTTTGTATGAAGAGTTTGCAGAATGGATTGATCTTGATGGTGTAGAAGATGTTGAAATTATGTCTTTAGAACTTAATGAAAGAGATTGATCCTGATCTTGAGTATGCTAATGAAAATAACATATTCAAGAGTGATCAGAATGCAGAAGAATGGACAGAGATGTTTATTAGGATGAGAGACAAGTATGGTGCTGTACAACCTGATCCTATAACAGGATTGGGTGTATCTTATGGAAATGGAAGGGCTCATAGTTAAATGGAGATAACTACTCTCTTCTAAAGAGTTATTCTAGGTTCGATTCCTAGTGAGCCTGTTGACAAATGAAAATTTTGGTCTATAATAATAGGTATGGGCATCGGAGAGACCACCACCACTTCCTCTTCGTGTAAGGCCCATCATCTCATATGCGGGTATGGTGTAGCGGTAACATGCGAGGTTTCCAACCTCTTGTCACCAGTTCGAGCCTGGTTATCCGCTCTAGAGTAAGTGGGTAAGTGTCCGAGTGGTTAAAGGAGACGGGCTGTAAACCCGTTGGCTCTGCCTACGTTGGTTCAAATCCAACCTTGCCCATTGCCGAAATAGCACAGTGGTAGTGCAGGGCTTTTGTAAAGCCAAGGTCGCGAGTTCAAATCTTGCTTTCGGCACCTTCCAATCCCCTGTAGCTCAGCGGCAGAGCTATCGACTGTTAATCGATTGGTCGTAGGTTCAAATCCTACCGGGGGAGTTGGGGTAGTAGTTCAGTTGGTTAGAACGCCTGCCTGTCACGCAGGAGGTCGAGGGTTCAAGTCCCTTCTATCCCGTTCGGGTTGCTAGCTCAGAGGTAGAGCATTCGGCTTTTAACCGACCGGTCCTGAGTTCGATCCTCAGGCAACCCATATTCTAAATATTAAACACAATGAATGACCATACACCAATGAAAATCTTTTTAGATACTGCTGATACCTCTGCTATACATAAGTATTTTCCTACTGGATTGATTGATGGAGTAACTACTAATCCTACTCTTATTATGAAGAGTGGTAGAGATCCTGAAGACGTGTATCAAGAATTGAAGGATATGGGTATTTCTGATATTAGTATGGAAGTAGTAGGTGATTCTTCAGAGATGATTGCTGAAGGTAGCAGACTTTATGAGAAGTTTGGTAAGTGCTGCACAGTTAAAGTTCCTTGCAGCCCAGAAGGTTTATATGCTTGCAAGCAACTTTCTAGAGATTTGATTAATGTTAATGTAACTCTTATCTTTAATGCAGCACAAGCAATCCTTGCTCATAAAGCAGGAGCAAAATATGTGTCTCCTTTTGTTGGAAGACTTGATGATAATTCAATTTCTGGATTGGAAGTAGTTCGTTCTATTGCTGATCTTTATTGTAGACAAGGTGTATGTTCTACAGAGATCCTTGCTGCTTCTATTAGAGATGTTCATAGAGTAACAAGATCATTCTATAATGGAGCGCATATTGTAACAATGCCACCAGCAGTCTTTGGTAAGATGTATAATCATGTTCTTACTGATACAGGATTGGAACTCTTTGATGAAGATTGGAGTAAGGTTACTAGCAATTCTGAGTCTTCATCTGGATCAAAATAATAAATATTAGTAAAATAGAGTTGATTAAAAGGATGTTTAATCATGATTGTAGTAAGATGTAAAGAATGTAATAAAGAATTGACTAGTCATCCCGGCAAAACAAAGTGTTGTGGTTGTAGTAATATGACCACACTCATTGGAGATAAGTTATCTGCAGTTGATCTGGGTTTAGTGGTTATGATTGATTCTGGAAATATGAAGAAGAAGAATAAGAATGTCCTTTCTTCAGAAGACATTGCATGGCAAGAACAAAGACGTAAACGCAAAGTTCGTAAATTGGATTTTGAAGTACGATAAATAATGCGGTTCAATTTTGGTAAATGAAGAAACTTACAGTAGAAGAGTTCCAAGAAAATTGGGATGAGATGATTGTTAGAGTTGAAAACGGTGAAAGCATAGAAATAACAAATGGAGAATCAACTGCTGTAATGAAACCAGCTGATGCTGAGATTGTTCGTATCTATACGGAGCATAACGAAGGAGCATAGGACACTTAAAGTACTGTCTCATTTACTTGACATAGCATTCTGGATCTCTTATAATTACTATGTAATCACACAAAACAATGACGCTTACTTCAAAATTCAAGAAAGATGTTCAGACACTTAAAGGCGCTGCAACTGGAGAATTTTTCCTTGATGTAAGAAATCCAAAACTTTACAAAAAGGTTCGTCGCTATTATGAGAATGAAGGTGTAGTATTCTCTGGTGAACCACTTGACGATTATGATATTTTGATTGATGTTCTAACAACAGATCTTCAAGAGGTTGAGGTAAAATGAAATATATTCTAATATCACACTAAATAAAGTACGTTACTTTAAAATCAAATTATGTCAACTAAAAAAAGCAATACATCAGCTGGTGGTGTATTTGGAACTACTACAAGTAATACAGAAGCAAGATTGTCGGCATTGGAATCTGCAGTAAAAGCACTTGAAGAAAAGTGCAATGCTAGTGGTGGCGGTGATGATTCTGCTTTGAAGGGTAGACTTGATTCAATTGAAATGAATATATTTGGAAGAACAAAAGGTTAAAATGAAAACTGCTCTCATAACAGGAATTACTGGGCAAGATGGTTCTTATCTTGCTGAGTTCCTTTTGGAAAAAGGATATAAGGTTCATGGCATTGTTCGCCGTGCTTCCTTGATCAATACTCATAGAGTTGATCATATCTATAGTAAGATTAAATTACATTATGGTGACCTTACAGACTCTACTAATCTTATTAGAGTCATCCAACAGGTTAAACCTGATGAGATTTATAATCTTGGTGCTCAAAGTCATGTAAAGGTTTCTTTTGAAGTTCCTGAATATACTGGTGATGTAGATGGATTAGGAACGCTTCGTATATTGGAAGCAGTTCGTATTCTGGAAATGAAGGATAAGGTTCGTATCTATCAGGCATCTTCTTCTGAGATGTTTGGTAAGGTTCGTGAAATGCCTCAGACTGAAATCACACCATTCTATCCACGATCACCTTATGGTGCTGCTAAAGTTTATGCTTATTGGCTTGTTAAGAACTATAGAGAAGCATATGGATTCCATGCTAGTTCTGGAATCCTTTTTAATCATGAATCACCCAGAAGAGGTGAAACCTTTGTAACAAGAAAGATTGTTCAAGGTCTATCACGAATTGCTAAAGATGAACAAGCAGTTCTTTATCTTGGAAACTTAGATGCTAAAAGAGATTGGGGACATGCAAAGGATTATGTAAAAGCAATGTGGTTAATGCTTCAGCAAGAAGAGTCTGATGATTATGTTATTGCTACAGGAGAACAATATTCTGTAAAGGACTTTGTTAATAAAGCAGCACCTTATTTTGGATTTAACTTGCAATGGATAGGAGAAGGTGAAGATGAAATTGCTATGGATAAGAAAACAAAGAAAACAATTATAGCAGTTGACCCTAAGTATTTTAGGCCTGCTGAGGTTGAAACTTTATTAGGAAGTCCCTTTAAAGCAAAAAATAAACTTGGCTGGGAACCTGAATATTCATTTTCTGAACTTGTGGAGGATATGTGTAAAAATGAACAGTTATTCTAAAATCTTAGTTGCTGGATCTACTGGTATGGTAGGATCTGCAATTTTAAGAAATCTAAAAACTAAAGGATATGAAAATATCTATTCTGCTCCTAGATCTCATTTTGATCTAACAAAGCAAGAGGATGTTGAAAGGTATTTTCGTGTAAACGAACCAGAGTATGTGTTCCTTGCTGCTGCTAAGGTAGGTGGAATTGTAGCAAATCAGAAATATTGTGCAGAGTTTATTAGAGATAATCTTTTAATCCAAACGAATATAATTGATGCAGCATATCGATATGGTGTTAAGAAACTTTTATTCTTAGGATCATCTTGCATCTATCCTAAGCATTCTAATATTCCTATTACAGAAGATCAGTTGATGACTGGTCCATTGGAACCTACTAATGAATCTTATGCTATTGCTAAGATTGCTGGTATTAAAATGTGTCAAGCTTATCGTAAGCAATATGGATTTAATGCTATCTCAGCAATGCCTACTAATCTTTATGGTCCTAATGATAACTTTGACTTAGAGACATCTCATGTACTTCCTGCATTGATGCGTAAGTGTCATGAAGGTAAAGATAATATCGGTAATGATTTAGGTGGTCCTTATCAGTATCCAGTAACTCTATGGGGTGATGGTTCTGCAATGCGTGAGTTTTTGCATGTTGATGATCTTGCTGAAGCATGTGTATTCTTGATGAATAACTATGATGAAGAAGAACATATTAATGTTGGTACTGGAGAAGATGTATCCATTAATGAACTTGTATCTATTATTTCAAGTGTAGTTGGATTTAATGGTGGATTTCATTGGGATGAAACAAAACCAAATGGAACACCAAGGAAACTTCTTGATGTTAGTAAGATTAAATCTCTTGGATGGAAACCTACTATAGGTCTAAGAGAAGGTATTGAAAAGACATATGATTGGTACAAAGAAAATATTGTGGTATAATATATACTAAGGAGATTATGAAATTTATGACTGAAGATGGTAAGACGGCACTTGTTCTAGGTGCTGGTGGCTTTATTGGTAGTCACATGGTAAGAAGACTCAAGGAAGATGGTTATTG